CCAAGCAATATCTCCCCGAGGACCACTAGCACGGTCCTAGCCGGTCCGTGTACGGGCCAACCCGAGCAGGATTGATAGGAGTATGGACAATATGAAAACGCCCCGTAAGGGGGCTACTGAGCCTCGCCTACATAGTCCCTACATCGAGGGCAAAAATCGCGGCGATGAGGTAGCGCAGCTTGCAGACTCGATAGGCCTACCGCTTTTGCCGTGGCAAGATTTTGTAATTAGGGACATGACCGCGGTAGACGAGTCCGGTATGTTTATTAGAAAAACTAATCTTGTACTTTGTGCAAGGCAACAGGGTAAAACTCACCTCGCGCGGATGATGATGCTCGCGCATCTCTATTTATTCGACTCTAAAAATGTAATTATTATGAGCTCTAATAGATCGATGGCTTTAGACACTTTTAGGCAAGTGGCCTACGCGATCGAGGGTAACGATGGCCTGAGCAAGGCGGTTAAACAGATCCGCTTTGCTAACGGCACCGAAAGTATTGAGATGAAAAACGGCGCTCGCTTAGATGTCGTCGCAGCTACTCGCGACGGTAGCCGCGGTCGTACGGCAGACCTGCTCTACATCGATGAGGTACGAGAGATTTCCGAGGAGGGTTTTAGAGCTGCAACGCCTACGACTCGTGCCCGGGCCAATGCTCAAACCTTGCTTACCTCAAATGCCGGCGATGCTTTTAGTACGGTGCTTAATGATCTACGCGAGAGGGCTCTTAGTTTTCCGCCTAAAACGTTTGGCTATTACGAGTACTCAGCTCCTCAGTTTGCAACTATTACCGATCGCGATGCGTGGGCCATGGCTAACCCGGCGCTCGGCTATACCGTTACCGAGGAGGCCCTCGAGGAGGCGGTAGCTACGCAGCCGGTAGAGACAACTAAAACAGAGCTCTTATGTCAATGGATCTCGAGCACTCAAAGCCCGTGGCCTCATATGTCGGTAGAAAATGCAGGCGACAAGGATCTAAAAATGTCACCGGGACCTCTTACTATCTTTGCCTTTGACGTGGCACCGAGCAGGCGCGACGGCTCTTTAGTTATGGGTCAGATATTGCCCGATGGCCGTATCGGTGTTGCCGTGCTCGAGATCTTTCACTCGGACGTATCTATCGATGAGCTCTTTATGGCCGACCATATTGCCAAATGGTGTAAAGATTTTTACCCTCGGACCGTTTGCTATGACAAGTACACGACCGCCTCAATCGCCAAACGCCTCGAAATTAACGGCGTACATATAACCGATATATCTGGGCAAAAGGGGTACCAAGCCTCAGGCGATTTACACGAGGCCCTAGCTAATAATCGTTTAGTACATAGCGGCCAAGATGAGCTCGTGAGTCATATGGCTAATTGCGCAGCTAAAGAGTCCGATGCCTCGTGGCGTATCGTACGGAGAAAATCGGCCGGGCCTGTAGATATTGCGATCGGCTTAAGTATGATCGTGCACATCCTTAATCAGCCAATGGGCGAAGCCAAAGTATACATTTAAGACACGACACGTAATACCTGATTTTATGCTTGACATTTTGAGAAAATCCCTTTTATGGGATTACTCCAAACTCTAGGGCTTAAGAGCTCCGATAAACCTCAGGTAGAGGCTCAGTACGCACCTGCCGTAATGGATACTACGTACGGTTATGGATCTTTTAATACCGGTAATTTTGGTTATAACGGCGTAGGCATCGATCGTAATTTTGCGCTACAAGTATCAAGCGTTGCACGATGCCGTAATTTAATTGCCGGCGTTATTGCATCTATTGATTTATCACTTTATAAAAAATCTACAGGCGAAAAATTAGGCTCTCCGGTTTGGTTAGAGCAGCCGGATATCCGCCAACCTCGAAGCCTTACGATCGCTGCAACCGTAGATAGTTTGATATTTTATTCTGTCGCGTATTGGCGTGTTACATCTTTGTACGCCGATGATGGTCGTCCATCCGGGTTTGAGTGGGTTGCTAATAACCGCGTTACATATACGACTAATCAATACGGTACAGAGATCCAAGATTATTTTGTCGATGGTAATAAGGTACCTATGGGCGGTATCGGCTCTCTTGTTACTTTCCAATCTTTGCTACCTGGTGTATTACAGAGTGCAAGTACGACTATTAAAGCTGCATACGATGTACAAAAGGCAGCGGCGATAAGTGCAGCTACACCAATGCCTACAGGTATTTTAAAAAATAACGGAGCAGATTTACCGGAGTCTCAGATACAAGGACTACTAGCAGCTTTTAAGAGTGCTAGACAAAATCGCAGCACCGCATATTTAACGAGCACTCTTGATTATGTCCCTACATCTTTCTCACCTAAGGACATGGCGTACGCAGAATTTTCGCAATACTTAGCAACTGAAATTAGCCGCGCGATGAACGTACCGAGTTACCTAATTAGCGCGGACATGAATAACTCGATGACTTACCAAAATATTTTGGACGGTAGAAAAGAATTTGTAGCGTATTCGTTGCAGCCTTACATTTCAGCTATTGAGGATCGTCTCTCAATGAACGATATAACAAACGGATCTAATCAAGTCCGGTTTGCCGTCGATGATACGTTTTTACGTGTCGATGCTAAGGATCGTTTAGATATCATCGAAAAAATGTTAAATCTAGATTTAATTGATGTAAATCAAGCCCGACAAATGGAGCAACTAACACCGCTAGGAGATACAAGTGCTACTAACGTTTAGCCAAGAAATACAGGCCGCGGATACAGAGCGCCGCATCGTATCCGGACTCGTTGCACCTTACGGCGAGATCGGTTTTACAAGTGCAGGCCCTGTTATGTTTGAGCGCGGCTCAATTACATACGCCGAGGCAACAAATATTAAATTACTTATGCAGCATCAAGCCGATAAACCGGTAGGTCGCGCAATTAGTTTTAGCGACTCAACAGAGGGCGTATACGGATCCTTTAAGTTATCTAGCAGCACTCGAGGACAAGATGCTCTAGTACTAGCTCAGGAAAACCTAGTATCCGGCTTATCCGTAGGGGTCGATGTAACGGCCTCTAAGCCTATGGGGGATTACCTGTTAGTAACGGCGGCGGTCCTCAAAGAGGTAAGCCTCGTTGAGAGTGCGGCCTTTTCTAGCGCCTCCGTAACTGATATTGCAGCAGCTCGAGCAGCGCTTGAGGCAGCTACAAGTATAAAAGAAAAAACTACAACTATCTCTACGACGATCGTAGAGGTCGAAACCGAAACAGAAACAGAAAGCGAGGAGGCCGTGACTACTGCCCCTGAAAATACACCGGAGGATACTCCGGTAGATGCACCGGCAGAGGCTGAAAAAGTCGAAGCCGCTCGTAAGATCATCCGACCATCCGTACTAGACTCTCAGCGAGTACGTACACCTATTACATCTATGGGCGCTTATACAGAGCACAAGATTAAAGCTGCTCTCGGTAACGATGACTCAAAGCTTTACGTAACCGCAGCCGATGATAGCTTTGCTACAAACCCTGCATTTTCACCTACTCAGTACCTAGCGGAATTTCCAACGAATACTCGTTTTGGTACCCCGGCTATTGATGCCTGCAGCCGTGGAGTTTTGCCTACAAATGGCATGACCATAAATGTCCCATCACTCGTTACCTCAGCCGGTGGCGGTACAGGCGTAGCACCTGTAGTAACAGTTGAGGCAGAAGCCGGAGCGGTACAAAATACTGGCATGGAAACGGCTTACCTAACAGGTACCGTATCGAAGTACGCAGGTATGAATACGATCTCCGTAGAACTGCTAGAGCGCTCAGATCCAAACTTCTATGCAGAGCTTACAAATCAACTACAGAACGCTTACCTAAAGACGCTAGATACAACAGTACTAGCAGCTCTTATCGCAGCTGGTCAGTACAGCTCAGGATGCGATGCAGACTCAGCCGGTATTATCGAGTTTGCCTCAGACTCAGCTCGTAAGGTTTACGAAGCTACAGGTTATTTTGCTAATAACTACATCGCCAATGGATCACAATGGCAGCTACTAATGGGCGCTACAGATACTACCGGGCGACCAATCTACTCAGCATCTCAGCCAATGAACGCAGGCGGTCTAGTGCAGCCGGGATCTATTCGAGGCAACGTACTAGGGCTTGATCTATACGTAGACAAGAACTTTACCGCTACTACTACTATCGACGACTCAGCCGTAATCCTTGCACCTGAGGCCTTTACGGTTTATCAGTCACCAACAGCGTATATGTCTGTAAACGTAGTATCTAACCTACAAGTGCAAGTAGCTATTTACGGCTACATGGCAACTATCGCAAAAATGCCTAAGGGTATTGTTAAGTTTAACCTTAACTAAATAAACCACTAATAGTCGGTACCCCTCTTAGCCCTTTGAGGGGTACCGGCCCTAGTAAGTAAGGAG